ATCCTTAACCCAAGTATCAATAATATTTTGATCATCTTCTCTGTAATGTAGGAAGTCTTGTTGGTTATGTATTGTAGGTTGATCTGACCATGTATGTCCTATATAATCGTATGCTTCAATATCATAAATATCTCGAATCTTGTGTTCAAATTGTTTCCAATCATCCCAGATTTCACTATTATAGATTCTGGTTTGCCCACTAAAAATAACAAGTATTCTTTTAGGATTATTATTCATCTATCGTATCCACATGTATTCCTTTTACCCAATGATACCACTCACGCCATTTGCGTTTTGCACTTACATGGGTTGGGTCCTTTGCCCAGTCTGCAACATCATCTCTACTTTTCCAAGTAGTGATTGTAATTTCAATGTCGCCTATCTCTTCACTCTCAAGACTAATAAAACCTGGATGCTTCTCACCTAGATCACGTACACGAGTTACGTAATCTTTATATTCATCATTGAACTCTTTAATCTTTGCAATGAAAAATACTTTAACTGCCATGGTCATCATCCGCTGGCCAGTCCATAAATGGATCTGACGCATAAAATGGATCATTAAAGTTAGCATCATCTTCACTTGTAACACCTTTAATTTCAGGTATCATATGCATAAGTGTTTGCTCAACACCCATTTTTAATGTTACTGTACTACTTGCACATCCTGAGCAACTTCCACTCATTTGTGTATGTAATATTCCAGTGTCTTCATCAAAGCCAAGTATATTAATCTGTCCACCATGCATTGCTACATTAGGATTAATGTACTTTTCCATTGCAACGTCTACTTCACCTAATACTTCTTCTTTAGTCTTCATCTATATTCCTCCAAAAATATGGATTGTCTTCAGTCCATACTTGCCCAATATATTCTTGACCTGTTTGTAAATCAACTAGTTTATATTTTTCTGGGCATTTAGTAACCACTTTCAACTCCAATCGCATATCAAATTCAGGTACTTCAGTACCGTCTAATAGTTTACGCATTGTTTTTTCTTTCTTGTTTAGCCTAACGCTCCGTTCTTTACTCGCTTACTGTTAGGATGTCGCTTAACTTTAAATGTGCTATGTGACATATTCTTTTTAACTCTAGGTTGTCCTTTTTTTACTTTTATAAATGGAACTGCTCTCTTTCCCATAAGTCTCCTTGGTTAGTCGCCAACACCTGGTTCCTCACTAAGTTCAGCCAATTTGTCTGGTCCTTCATAACCTTCTTTCGGATTGAACTTGTCAGCGTCAGGCATCTGATCAATTTTTTCTGTAATATTGGGCCATAGTTCACTATACTTGGCATTAAGAGCGACCCAATCAGTCTCTTCGCCACCCAGTTGTGTGTCAGGTAAAATTGCCCCTGCAGGACATTCGGGTTCACAAACACCACAATCAATACATTCATCTGGATTAATAACAAGCATGTTTTCACCTTCGTAAAAACAATCTACAGGGCATACTTCAACGCAATCTGTATATTTACATTTAATACAATCTTGATTAACTATAAATGTCATTCCCACACTCCTAATATCATTTTTACCTCATCACTCATTTTGTCTGGTCCAAATGGTGGATCAAACGTTAACTTAACATCACATGTTTCAATTCCATCAGCCATACATACTGCATCGTTGACATCACCAATAATCATATCTGCCGCAGGACAAAATGCACTAGTTAATGTCATTACAATATCACAATGTGTTCCATTTGGGTTGATTTCGTATATCAAACCTAAGTCGTATACATTTATACTTATCTCAGGATCAAATACATTTCTTAAATTTTCAATTATTTCTTCAGTCATTAAGCCTCGTAGATTGCTGAGTTGGCACCATGCTCAGCACATTCTGCTGAAACACAATAACAACGGTTATTGCTTGCTTCACGTACTAGTTTGTCTGCAAAGTTAAATGCATGTTCTGCAAACTTCTCTGCACCAACACCATCCATTACAACAATTTCTGCTAAGTCAAGTTCTTGTAGTTCCATAAACTTATCCAAGTGTGGATCGTTTTTATCAATTGCTGTCTTGTGATCAAAGTGATCTTCAAGCCATTGTTTAAGTGGTTTTAAACCGCCAAAGTCTACTGCCCAGTTTTTATTATCTAGTTCATTACATCCAAACTTAAATGTGAATGCTAAACTATACCCGTGTAACAAATGACAATGCGAATGATCTGCATTTGGTTGCCTAAAGACTGCTGACAGTCCAATGTTATGTCCGTAATGTTTTGTGCTATAATAAGCCATATTTTTCTCCTTTTAAGCACTGCAGAATGTTTATAGTGGGTTGAAGTGTTAAGTCCACTAGTATGCTACGTTGTAATATATAATTGACACAAACACAATAAATCCAATTAATTGAAGTATAAATGAGAGTGTTTTTAAAAACGACCTAGGATAATTTACTACCCAATACGCAATCGCTATCCATAATATCAGTTGTACCATTAGTCTATTATAGTATATAACCTATTGTTTGTCAAGGATTACTTCTATAAATTCTCTGCCATAATCCTCTGGTTGACGCAATTGATGTCTTTCAAATGTGTCTTTGTCATCATACTCAAGTGTAATTACTGCACTTTTTGTATCTTCATGTAATTCCCAATTAGAACTAAGTATTACTCCTGCCTTCGTTCCATGTGATGATCCATTGGCAGATTTCCATTCAGTTATATTATTGTATCCGTCTGGTTCTGGTATAGGAGTTATTTTCTTAATAACTACATAACTCATTGAAGGGTTCTCCATAAGTCTATCCCATAGCTTCTCCAAGACTTTTTATGATTTAGGAATTCTGGACCTTCACTCCACCTAATGAATTTCCAAGGAATATAAGTTGAAGTGTGATGCCACTTCCACTCTCTATCCATATTTATCGTATTGTTGCATTCTTTTGCTATTTTAGGAAAAGCATGATATGTTTCAAAATATGGGGTTGTGTTGTTGTAACTAACCATTTCTTTAAATGATTCTATTGTTGTTATTTGTTGGCTTGTTGGTGGTACTGCAAAATTGTTTTCTGAAAAATGTACTAGAATAGCATTAAATTCTTTCTTGCCTTCTAACCATAATGCGACACTTCTACCACTACCTGGGTGTATTCTATATCTATCATGCCAGGGTTCATGTAACAAAGATGGCAAAAAATTTAAAGTGTTGTTTCTTATACAATCTCGCAAGTAATGAATTTTACTTGCATCTTCTAAAACTTCACGATTCTCCATTGTGTTATCTGTTACCTCTGCATCAGCAAAATCCATAACAGTTTCTAACGGAATATTTTTAAATTTTGTGAATAATTCATCTATATATTGTTCTGGGTTGGCTATAAGAGGTGGTCCACACTTAACAAGATGTACTTCACCTTCATATCTGTGATGTAGATCCCACCATTTTCTTATTAAAGTGTCTTGCAACATGGGTATGCCATTCTCTGCCTGGGTGACTTCCATCTGTACCCTTCGCCATGAGGGTATGATCTATATCATCCATATTCATTTGATAAAGTTTTACATTAGCATTTAGACAATATAGTTCTAAAAGTAATTTATTCTTTGCTTTATTATACTTATCATACTCAGAATTTTGTAATTCCAAATGAGCTTCTTCCCATTTAAATTTTACATCATCAGGTTTGAATCGTAGCTTGTTGCCATATTCATCTATCCATTCCCTACGGGCAGTATAAGTCCACATTACAAAAATAAATTCAGGCTTATGTTGTTTGAGAACTTCTATTGCAGTTCTGCATATATAATCGTTGCTTGCACCTGGCTGTCCCATGTTCTCAGCATTTAATAAGGATGGCCATGCTTCATGAGGTTCTACACCTATGCCACTCGTGAAACTACAACCGAAAGCAATTCCGGTTGTAGCATTAGATTTTTCAATCATCCTAGAATTTCCCACCTATAGAAATAGTGAACACCAACTCTGGTAACCTTATACATACCTCTGTCATGTCTCCAATTAGGAGAAACATAATTTGTATGATAATGTGTGCTACCTTCTGTAATGTCTGCTATTGGAAATTCTCCCATCCAAGCTCTTGCAACTAACTGGGCGATTTCTTGTGCAACGAAGAATGCGTCTTCGTCCTGCATTGTATCTGGTTTACCATCGCAATACCAACTAAATTGGCAACGATTCCTTACTGGATAGTAAATACGTTCTTCATCAGGCAAGTCAGCATGTTGTCTTGTTTTCCATGATTCTCTTACAGGACCTTGTTGTATTACACCACATATTGTATCTGGGTAACGTGGATCTTGTACACGATTCATAACAACCATTGTTACTGCATACATTCCTGCATAACCATCTGATCGTGCTTCATGGTATGCATTTTGTACTAGGCAAGTTACCTCATCTTTTGATACGTTACTATACCAATCTGACATTTCAAACAGATAATCATCTTCTGTAACTATACTAAAGTCGGGTTTATTTTCACCTCTGGTTTCAGCTTGCACTGCGGCGTATGGTGGTCCCATTGTTAGATATACTGCCACTGCAATAAAGCTCACAATAGAACCATTCATTAGTACTGACATTAGGTCAGCAACTCGAGTTAGAAATATTTTCATATCTTTTCCCCTATACTATTTAACATTTCTTGATCCAATAGAACTGGATCGTTACCACTAATTGAAGCCATTTTTAAGATAATGGCATCTACATTTTCACTAGTTAAGAACCTGTTTACAGTATCACCTGGTACTGTAATACCAGGCAACTCTGTTAACTCTCCATCTACAAATGCTCCAATCTCATAAAGACCAGAAGATTCATCATGCCCTTCATGTATAATACTAAGAGCATAACGTTCTCCAAATTGTAATTTAATAGGAGGGTTTTTATACAAATTAAGAATTCGCATGTTTTGAACTCTTACCTTTCCAATCGCTTTTAGCTCGCTGGCGTTTTTGCTCATTGAACCTATGCTTTTGTTGTTCTTGAGGATCAAGATGTTCATAACCCTTGATCCCATTTTCTCTAGCCCATTGAGCTATCATCTTAATATCGTGCTTTTTAGCCAATTAATACTCCTCTACTACTTTTGTTTTAACCATTGACTTATCAATACGTGTTACCGTTGAACCAAACGGTGTGTTGCCAATGGCGTTAACTTCCATTGTTTTACGGTTCAGCTTCTTAATGATGCCAACTTTTTCGATGCCACCATATTCCCAAATAATTTTATCGCCAATCTTAAGTCCACGAGATTTCTGTTGTCCCATGTAAGTACGGTGGCGGTTAAAAGAGTCTGCAAGCACAGCCATGTCTGTGTCTGAAGTAATTTTACGTAATGCAGTAATTGCATTTTCAAGTTCATTAGAATACATTATGCTACTCCCAAGTAATCAGTTTTTAAAACTTCCAAGCGATCTGCGGCTACATTAAGCTCAAATTCATCAGCTAAGTCATTAAACATAGCATAGTATTGTTCTGGAAGTCTATCCATCCAACCATCTATACAAAGATCTGCATCAACAAAATTCCAGTTAATCTCATTGTTTTCATCAATGTTTTCTGAAGATTTAACCGCTTCGTTAAATGCTACACGTAGTTTTGTATCAATCATATTGTATTCCTTTTTTATTAACTTATACCATTATAATACACTAAGATGCCTTACTTGTCAACCTTTTTGTTCACAAAAAAACCCTTGCAGAACAAGGGTTTCCAAATCTTTTTAAATTAATCTTTAGGCTTAAACATATCCCAAAACATCCAAAACAATGCACTAATTTGTATTAGCATTGCTCCAATGCCTACTCCAACGAAAAAACAAAACCCTACGTAGATTAAAAGTTCAATACCTTGCATTAGTAATCCTCCTCATCTTCATCATCTTGATCTGCGTTAGCTTGTATGGTTAACCAAAGCGGACCACATAGTGCAACAAGTGTACCAAGTATTAAATCACCCAGTGCCATAAAAGTGATGCCTAAGATTACACAGATAATAGCGTAAATAATCATTCCTTGTGTCATAGCGTTTCTCCTTTGTGTTGCTATACATATAATATAATACAAGATGTCTTGGTTTGCAACCTAGCAGAAGTATGTTTTACGATATAAAAAGTATGTACTCATAAAAAAACCCGCTTTAAAGCGGGTTTCTATTTGGCGAACCGTGAGAGATTCGAACTCCCGACCTTCTGGTTCGTAGCCAGATGCTCTATCCAGCTGAGCTAACGGTCCTTAACCCCAGTCTTTGAAATTGCCATCGTCTTCGTTTTCATTGTAGCCTTTTGTATAAGCTACAATTTCTTCTGGACTCATGTCTTTCATTTCAATTCGTTCACCTTGATGTGTTCCATCAGGATACCAATGAGGATCAAAGCCTCGTCTATAATAACTATCCGCGCCACCTCTGTCATATGGTCCACCATGTGTGGTTGACATTGGTAAATTTTGCTGAATGTCTACTCCTAAAGTTTTCATTGATACTTACTCCATTTTTCTGACCATGCTTCACTAAGCATATTTTCAAAGTCATTTAAGTTTTCACATGCACTGGGCGAACCCTGTAACAAATCCTGTTGTGGTTTCATTGCTTCAAAAAACTGTTCAAAAACTTCACATTCACCAATGGTGTCCTCTGCAATGTTCCAGAATTTATCTTCGTTTCCTAAAATCCAATTACTCATCCCCATGTTACTCTCCTTATTTTTAATTATGTCTAATAGTAACATGAGAAATATTAATAGTCAACCTTTTAATCAACTCTTTGTCCTACTCCGTAATCAATAGTTACTGGAAATCTAGGAACACCATCATTTGAAAGTTCAAAGTATCTACATGTAGCCCAATCAATATTAGGATTATCTAATAGATCTTTTAGTTTTGCTTGTGATCCTCTGATACCTGAACTAAAAGTTCTTCCATCTGGCAATTGAAGTGTTAGTCTTTTAGCATAGCCAGTCCATGCTCCTTGTCCTTCGTGTACTTCAATTACTTTATATTCTTCAGTAATGAACTCTTTTCTTTTTAAAAGGTTGTTACTTCTTTTACCTTCGTAAGCAGTATTCTGCCTAACCATCTGACCTTCGTATCCATCTGAAGTATACATGCCATATAGCTCATCTATATCAGCAGGTGTACTTGCATCATGTGTATCAACTAGTACAATACTAGTGCCTACAGGTAAAAACATTTTTAAGAATTCATATCTTTCTATAAATGGCATATCAGTATTATTGCTATCAAAGCAATCATACACATGGTATTGTACCATTTGCTTAGATTCAGCAAGTTCAGCCTCACCTAAGTTTTTAGTCTTTCTAACTAGACTTGTAATTTTTTGGAAGTCTGACTTTAGTTCGTGATTGTAAAGTTCTCCATCTAATGTAATGCCTGGAAACTTCTCACAAAATTCTTCCAGTGCTTCTGCAATATGAGGTACTGCAACAATCTCTTTAAATGCTCTACTAAACAAACCTTTTGCACTAGCAATACATCTAATACCATCTAATTTTGGCTGTGTGTAACCTGAAGTAACTGGCTTTTTAGTAAAGTCATGTGCTAACATAGGCTTAAATGCAGTAAATGTATCAATCTTACTAACGTCTTCAAAGAAGTCCTTTTCAGTATTTTTGGTCCACTGTGCTTTTGCTTCAGCAACACTTTGTGATTGTGCATTGGTGCCATTAATTTTACCAACATTTTTACCTTCAGTTAGGTTCCAAACACTAGTAATTTTCTTACCATCTACTAAACCTGAGATGGTTCTAATTCCAGCAACATCATCTGAATCCCATCCATATTGGATAGTCCATGTTCTGACTTTACCTTTAGTATCTCTTTTAAATAGTTCTGGTAATGATTCTATATTTTGCATTTAGTACTCCTTAGTCTAGTAAAGTTTCATAAGCGTTCTCGTTAACCCAAGCACATGTTTCATCTAAAACATTAAGTGCTTCTAACTGCACATCATTTAATGGCGTACCATCATGAAATTCAGCTGATTCAACATACGCATCACAAAAGTCTGGATAGTCTTTCATATCCACTCCATCTATTTGCATGTTTGTTACTTGTGAGAATTTAATTGTCATATATAACTCCTTATTTCTTTATTGTTACTTACAGTATACAGTAAGATGCCTTACTTGTCAACCTTTTTCTGTCATAAAAAAACCTGCCGTAGCAGGTAATTTATAAGTGCATTTTTTTTAGATTTTTATTATTAAATTAGGTTTACTAAACATTTCATGTGTTTTTGGAGTTCCAATACCCGTAATAACCATTGTACTACGTGGTGATACTCCTGAATTTGCCGTACAATGTGGTACGTTCTCGTGATCCCATGTGTAAAGTTCACCTGCACGATACTTAGTTAATATTTCATTACCATATTGTACAAAGTGTCCAAACTCATAGTCGTGTAGGAATATCATAAAACGGAATATATTTGTCATTGGTTCTTCGACACTCCATTTTTTCAGCCTATCAACATGAGCTGTCCATGTTTGACCTGGCATTTGTACATGTACACGAGTTTGCAATGGGCGATCTTTTCCATCTACTAGATGTAATGCATCTGTCATTGCTTGAAAACTTGGATAACTTGCCACATCATCTTCTAGACTTGTAATCTCAGTATCTGCCTTACCACCAGCATTTACTATGTCAGCTTCTGTTCTATCAATACCTGCACCGCCACGTGGATTATCTTTTGGATCACGTGATCTCCATGTTATTGCTTTTGCATTTGCCTCTGCTCTAGCTAGTTCTTCAGACCAATCGCCTTCAAACCTACCAACATAACGCATTCTGTCTGCCTGTGATGTATGCCCAAAAGGATCAAAGTGATAACTTGATTCCTGTTTGCATAATTCCCAATTACCTTTTTCCATATTGCTACTTATCCTAAAACTCAAATAGATCATTAAATGTAGTAAGTGCTTTAGCTGAATCTAAATCCCAACCTAACTCACCCAACAAGTTGTCTACTTTTTTACTAATGATTGCATTTTCCATTGCATCATCATCAAACGTAAGATCCTTAAACCAATCAGGTATTCTAGACTCATCTGTGGGGTATCCAACACTTGTATATCCCATAGGATTGTTTTTAAGTTTACAAACAATAGTCTTCATACCATCTGTAATTTTCATGCTATATGCATCACTATGCATCTTACGTAGATTATTCCAATTAATTGCGGCCCTAACATGCCCAATACTACATTTGCCTGTTTTCTCAAATGTCTTTGTATGATTTGTAAGATTGTTAACACGTTTAGGCGTGCCTTTATGCCAGCTAGGTTTCTCTCTAAACTCCTTACGGAATTCAATAATCCTATCAATTACACTTTTTTCACTACCACCTGTAAGCGCCATCATTAGTAGTTCACTTAAAAAGTCTTGCATGTAATCAGGAGTATCTGAACGTTTTAGATCCAATCCCATTGCTTTAATTTTGCCTGCCTTGCCATCAACATCTTCACGTTTGCCTTCATTATCAAATACAAGAATTGCATAACGTTTTTTAGTAATAAAGATACCAGCTTCACCAACTACTTCTTTACCTGCGGCAATTATCTTACCTAAATTATGTGTTGTATGAAAACTGTTGTGCATGTAATCTGGGAATGTTTTGTTTACTTCCTCTGCTACTGCGTCATAATATTCAATAATTGTATCCTTGTCCCACGCAATCTCGCCTTTATCTATTTGATCTTTTAACAAAGGATAAGCACTAAAGTATGTAGAGTCAGTATCACCATACACAATAGCATCTCCTGTGTGATCATATTCTCCAGTCATAACTTTGTTAAGTTCACTTGCCATATGTTTAGCAATACAACGCCCTGTAAGGGTCGTACTCTGCCCTAAGCGTTCATCAAAGAACCTACTACCAGGGTTCAACAAAGCACCATACAAACTATTCAAGTTAATCTTTTTAACTAACTGTCGCTTATCCCAATACTCAAATTCATGTCCCCCACCAGCTCTAGCTTCACGTGCTTTTGCTTGTAGCTCTTTACGTTCTGCATACCACTGTTCTAGTAATCCAGGAATAATACCCTGATTGTCATAACGGAAAATAGTTGCATTAGCAGTAATAAGCCAGGTTTCACCACTGTTAAAAATTAAGTTGTAAATCTCTGCACCTGTTGCTTCAATACTTTCACCATTTTCAAAGTCAACCCATAACAGTTGATCTGTATCTTTAGCCATTACAAGTTCATATTCTTCTGTAGCAAACTTACCTTCCCAGGCTCTTGCAACATACCCATCTCTACCATTATTGAAACTCTCAATCATAGGGCTAGTTAAGCTATGCCTTACTTGTCCAACAATAGTTTCTGGACTCATGTTACAACTTCGCAAAATACTAGGATATAGACTGTTCAAGTCAACTGAAGATACCCATTTGTGCATACCTTTTTTAGGTGTTGCAACATATGCGCCTGCGGCTGGTAGTGGTTTTTCACCCCGTTGTTTATCGGGAACAATAAAACCACGTGCATGGGCCGCATTAATAATAGCCATATCTGTCTGTGCAACCGCACCCAATGCACTAATAATAGGAACTGTATTAGAATGACTTAGAACATTTGCTAAGTCAATAAACTGTAGTTTCTTATCCATACGTACAAGCAAGTCAACATCCTGCCTAGAGTATGAGATAAATGTTTCAAAGTCGTTGTTGTAAAGTGCGTCAAGTGTTCCTTCATATGCAACCTTACGTTCATCTAGTTCATATTCACCAATAGCATCTAGGCTATAACTGTGCATTTCATGATATGTAAATTTACGATACAGTTCTAAATAGTCTAAGTGTACACGCCCTGTAAGCTCATATGCTTGACTTTCTTTACCAAACTTAATAAGTGTACGCTCACGTGGCATTCTATCCCATAAGCAGAATTTACGTGTATGGCTTTTACTTAATACACGAGTAATTCTATTAACTAGATAAGGAATATCAAAGCCTTCTGAATTCCATCCACTTAGTACATCAGCATCATCAATTAACTCTAGGAATGTACTTAGAAGTTCTTCCTCAGTTTCCATAAGAAACGTGTCATTAAACTTATCCATTATTTCTTTTGCCTGATCAGTAGTTATTGTATCAGGTTTTATTGCGACACAGATAGTTTTTTCTAACCAGCTTAAATGTACACTAATTGCCGTTACCTTATTAAAGGGATCTTCTGGAGGAGCAAAGCCTTTTTCTTTATTGAAGTCAACCTCGATATCAAAAAATGCTAAGTTTAAATCTGGAGTATCTTTATCCAGATAGTTATCTGCTAGGCAACGAAATAAAGGATTAACATCACTCTCAAATAATTTTTTATGTGAGTGTATCTTTTTCTCAGTATTAAATTTTTTGCTTGTATTAACCTGTGTCCTAGTTAATTTGTCACCAAAGATACTTGTGTACTTGCCACGTGGATCAGGATAATAGAACGTATACTTTGCTGGATATTCACGGAACTCTCGCCTGCCATTGACACGCTCAACAACCTTAATAATATCTTTATCTCTGTCTAAAAATGCGTCTACATAACTCATGTAAGATTATCCCACCATAATTTAAAATCTGCTATCACAGGTTGCTTCCTAATATATTCTTCGTAGAAGTCTTCCGTTTGTTTAGTCCTATTACATCTACTAACATATTCTAACATAGAAAACAGTTTTTGTCTATCATTATATATCCATTCCAATGGCAATACGAAATACCTATCAGGGTATTTTCTACTATTCTCTGCCATTATACTAATAATACCATCATCAATACCACCTATACCACTTGCTAGTTTGTCCATATGTTCTTTTGTAATTTCATCTTTACTTGTTAAATTACTGCCTATTTCTGCATTGAATGCATCTCTGCCATACATATCCCATTCACCTAACAATGCCTTAGTAACATAGTTGCAAAGGTACCGTTCTCCATGTAGGTCAGGTATTATTTGAATAAGTTTTGCATTTGGATCGTTTTCTAAAACTAGATGTGCGTTCACCATTCGTGTATGTAATTTTACAAATAGTTCATCAGTCTTAAAGTCTGACAATGCTTCTAATAGTTCGTCTCTTGGGCGAGCAAATATTTCAGGCTCATGTGTCCTATTAGTATGGCATGAACCAGTTTGCTCAACGTTTAGTTGCTCAACTCTCCATGCTTCTTTGTCGTGTTGGTGCATTCCAATAAGCAGTGAGAGGATAAATTCTCCACACTGCCCACTGTTGAACCCTACAAATATATTAGTGATTTCTGCCAACCGCTTCTAAAATAGACTCTAGTTCATCAAACTCTTCTCTATTTTTACCTGCTTCAGCTTTGTATGCAATACGAATTGCTTTGTTTAATACAGATGGTTTAATACCTAGTTCTTCTGCAATAGCTTTAACTGTATCTCGTAGGCCCTCTTTTAGAGTATCAACCTCTTGAGTTACGTGAATTCCTTCTTGTACAATACGCTTTAGCTTATCGACGTCTTCTGGTGAATACATGTCTTCTCCTGTATGTTATGAATACGTTTATTATACACGATCTGTGCAATAAGTCAAGAACTATCTTTTACCTTCAAGGTGTTTTATACGATTTTCTAGTTCGTCAATTTTACTTGTAACTTTTGGATAGCGTTTACGCCAGGCATCTTCTGGTTCTTGCAACCATGTCCAACCCCAACGATTTACTAGATAGTCTAATACAGCATCAAATTTACTATATGCCCATAATGCCATTCTAGTATCTTTGAACCACATTAAAAATGCGGCTCCAAATAAACTTCCTGCTAGAGCTGTGTAAATCCACAACCTATCAGTAGCCATACGTTCAATCATTTCCCACATTATTTTTTTCCAAAGTCTAGTTTAGTTGCCATTTGTCTTTGTTCTAGTTGTGCAATTACTTTAAGTAATTTACCCATCTCTACAATATTACGAACATATCCTTTACCTTCTGATTTGAAGTTAGAACGTAATCGTAAGAACATAGCATCACCACCATTTTCACCACGTCCCCATATTTCAATCTTTGCTGGTTTACGCTGTCCTGGTGCTTCATATTTTAGATACAAATCAATGTTGTCCATTGCTTTGCGTAGTTTATCACCAAACTCTAGCTCAGTATATCCTGGAGCATTTGGTGTTGTTTTTAATATTACCATACTTGTACCATCTTCACCACCAGTTGCGTGATGTTTAATACCGTTGTACAGTCTTTCTATAAATGTTGCTTCTTGCTGTGAATTATCTCCAGCCAATTCTGCTTCAATACTTTTAGCTACTTGGTTATAAACTTTATGTATTGCTTCAAAACTTGTTACTGGATCACCATCTACAAATTCATTTTTAAGTCTATTATCAACATTAACTCCAAATGATTCTTGGAAGAAACGTTCAATAGCATCAAAGTTATATCCACTTGCTTGTCCAAATTGTTTTACATCTCCAGCTTTCAAACTTAGTAGATTAATAGTTGTACCATCAATATCTAGGAATAGGTCCGCTTTTATTGATTGATCAGTAACACCGTCAGCATTAACAATAACTTGGTTAGCATTGTTATCACTTATAATCTTCTGTAGTGCTACCTTTACTGCTGGATTCTGATTTCCGAATTGTACTGCACTACGTACTGCTCCTAAAATTTGAGGGTGTGGATTACCTGATGTGCCTGCACCTACTACTGCTTTATAGCTAGTTGTGTTTAATGCAAGATGAAAGTGTATTTTATCATTTTTACTTGCTCCAGATACTGTGCCTTTTAAATTGTTTTTACCAATAAGCTCACCACCGGCAAGTTGTGCAAAAACTTTAAAAATGTCTTCTTCTGAAATTTGTTGCTTTCTTGATTGGAATACTGCATATACAGCCGCACCCAATGCGGCTTCACCTACATCACCAGCATTAAAGTCTTTGCCACTTTTATATTCTGGAGTTTTCTGTAGTGAACTAAGTACTAGTTCATCACCATCTGCTGTACGTAAAACTACTTTGCTTGGATCTGATACTGGTATAATATCACCATTGTCTGCTAGATCCATATTTTCTGTTGAAGGTATATTGGTGCCGCTTGCCACTCCGAAGTATGCTTTAACAATGTCATTAGCCGCACTTGGGTTAACGATTACTTTCTCACCACTTTTCCTGTTTTTCAGGGACAATCTCTAAAGGTTCGCCTTCTTTAATTTTTCTAATTAATACACTTAAATACTTTCCAGCATGTTTGCGTAGTTCACTATTACTTAGACTTGCTTCGTTTAGAATTTCTTGAAATCGCATTGTAGTTTACCTTTTCCTTATATTGTATTTATTCAAATCGTTGTGTACGGATGATCTTTCTTAAATTATCATCTACCCTTATCTCATCAACTTGTCTAACTTTAAATCTGGGAATATCAGCATAACGCTGTTTTACCTTTCCTTCATCTAAAGTTCCTGTATAATACAACACACATTTATGTCCTACTTGTTGGCATAACGCTAACTCAGCACCATATGCAACCGCAGTTTTTTCAATTTGTTCTGGATAAACTCTGTAAACATCTTGCTTAAACATATTAGGTACTCTGCCATTAAGAGTAAATCTATTTATATCACCCTCAACACAATCACCACTTATCCAATATTCGTCTTGTGTACTCCACTTAGCACATATTTGTGTGTTATGTAGTTTAACACTACACCCTGGAGGTATACTATCTTTTGTGTATATATTTTCTTCCTCGCTATATAAAACAATAGGAGGTACTTCTGTACTGCCGTATACGTTATAAACTTTATTTGGATTATGTGATCTCAATTCTTCCATACATCCTTCAGGTGTAAAATCACTACCTATAATTAATTTATCAACACTACTAAAGTCTAGTTCTTGCCACTTTGAATGTTTATGTAAGGATTTCCATGCGTTCGGTAATACAAGAGTATGTGTAGGTCTTACTTTGTGTATTCTATCTACGTAACTTATACCTTTAAATGTTTCAATGTACAATTCACAATCTAACTCTGCGGCCAGATATAGACTTAATACACTCCAAGCAATACCACGTGGACTATATAAACTATAAATTTTACTGTTACTATTTAAATCAAGTAGTTTAATATTGGCTTCAACTACTTCTTGTATCGTGTCTCTTGAATGACTGATACGTTGTGGATACCCTGTTGTTCCACTAGTTGTTACGTTTACAAATCCTGGACCTTCTTCTCCATACCCGTAACCTAATCCATGTTTCCAGTTATGCATTCCTGCTAAAATGTTTTCCTTGTAGTCTGCTGTCAGTGTTTGTTGATAGCCAGGATATTCATTTAACTTTCTTCTTAGATCAACGGAGGATAGTTCGTCCCCATCAATATATATTTTCATTCCATCATCATTTTTTTAGGTTTTGGTTTAGGCTCTGCGACACATTCTGGAAAGTTTTTCTCTGTGCCATCTGTAATTTTCTTCGCTAATTTGTATGGTAAAAACCCAAACATAAAAGGAAATACTGCATGTATTAATCCTAATATTCCTACTAGGAATGCTATGCCTGCATAATATACTGCGATATAGAAATGCTTAAACCAGCTTGCGCCGGCTTTGCTTAAATGATCCCATTCAAACATATTAACTCCTTACTGTTACTTATAGTAGAATCCGATTCGCTTAGGTGAAATATTACCGTCTGCGTCATCTTCATTGGCTATAAATGTGTATCCACCTTCAACCCATTGTGTATGTGTTTGCACATCATCACCGTCCCATATTGGGATTACTTCTGTTGCATTTTTAGGAAAATCATGATTACCATGTCTTAAATGCACTTCAATTATTTTTCCACCAACCCATTCTATATTACACTGGTTTGGACTTAGTGCGCCTTCTAACCAAGTTGGTATGCCACAATCTTCTGGCAACACATCAAGTTTTTGCCACCTAGCAAATTTTACAAGATTTTGTTTGTTATTCCAACCCTGTGCAACAAATGTGTTATAACGCTCACCTTTACGAAATATAAAATCTGCTGTTATATGGTCACCTTCAAATACTTCACACCAAAAATAACCTGGTTCAGTAGTTGGGACTTTTCCTGTTTTACATGTTACTATTTTTGCGCCTGCACCCATACCTGATAGATTTGTAATTGGCCTTATAATATAGTCGCCTTCTCTATCAACTTTTGTACCTGCAGGACCGCAATGGTATTCTAATTTTTCGGAAAGTTGTAGTTTGTTGTATACCCAATTCGAGCCAGGAAATTTGTGATAGGCTTCATCATCATTCATATACATGTCTCACACGGCCTAAGTGGCGCCTCTGATGGGCTTATTACTAGTTGCGTAACTAGTTACTTTGCCACCGCGAATAAAATTATGCATTTTCACGCACCGCGGATTCTTTTGTACATAGCTTGCATCTACAAGCATGACATATTTTTATTTCTCTGTACTCACCACCATCACATGCATAGTCTTTAGTTTGTACATATTTGGCAGTTCCACAATGAGATCCCCAACCACAGTTCTGGCAATTCATACCTTCACTCATATGGTGTAAATCAATAACCATTCATTACATACCGTATATTTGTGTAGATTCGTCCCAACTATTAAGTAATTTTTCTAGTTGTTCTTTCATTCTATATAAATCACCTGTACCTGCTTTATCGCCTGTATTAAAATAAAGGTGGCTATTTCTAGCTCTAAACTCTATTGCATGATCTAAACTTTCTATAGTAGTGTTTAACTTTGATTTAACAGCATTTAATTGTTTAGCATCTAATGTTCTATAAAATTCAACGTCCTTCTCTTCGTCTGCTTCTACTGCATATCTAGATGGGATATCACTATGAGATAGTCTACCCTCTTTAAACATGCGTGATGGAATCTTTTCTTTTTCAATCTTACTAGCATACTGTATATCGTTTTTATCTACTGGACCTTTGAAACCATATGAACGATCGTAAATATGTTCCCAACCATTCCCATCATTTTTAATATATGAGATTGCTGTATCTGGATAACGAACAATACCATATTTTGTATCGCCTGCTTCGTTAATTTCGTTACGTTGTAAGAAACTTTGAATAACATCTGCGTCTAATGATGTTAGTAGTTCGTGCATTACTTTTTCATAACCATGCTTTTCGATCATGTCATATACTGGCTGTGTATAATATCCGCCTGCTTCTTCGATATCTTCATTCTGGCGTTTAAGAACAGCCATGACTTGCTTATGACCAGATAGACCTTTTGAAAGTTTTTCAATAGCATTTACTGCACCAGTCATATTGCCACCTTTGTAACGTGGATCAGATGCAATACCAATAGCCATTTTGATTTCTTTTGGTGAGAAATCTTCTTTTACTGGTGCTTTGTATTCATATCTAGGATCGCCTGCTTTATAACGTTGCCATGCTGGAGTGTTTCCCTCTTTATCAGCATTTGTTACTTGCATTTTACGATCTGCTTCTTTTTTGTCGTCTGCTGATTCTACTGTTGGATTAGCTGGACTTGAATCTCTTGTAATTTTTTTAGCAAGTCTTTTTTGTTTATTGCCATTTTTATTTTTTGGCATAATTGATCTTACCTGTGTATTAGGAAATACACTACCTTCGTTTGACAATAGATCAACCTCTTTGTTGTCTATATTATTCAGTTGATCCATTCTCATTGTAATTTTCCTTACTGTTGTGGCGTATCGTCATTAGCTGGTGCTTCTACCCACTCTACAGTGCCATCAGCTTGTTCTTGTAATCCTGCTTCGGTTACTGGTGCTGGTGCTTCTGCATGTGTATCCATAATTGGATCTGGCATATGCATCTCAGTCATCATTGAACTCTGTGTTCCTGCTGTAGACATATGGTTCATTAAAGTAGCCCACATATCTCTTGCATTATGTCTGCTGTCTAATTCCATTCCATGCATTCTTGCTTCTGTTTCCATCATCATTTTGATAGATTTTTCCATGTCCGATGCGTTTCTCATCATATCTTCCATGCTTTGAATCATTGCTTCTGTTACGTACATTTTAGTCTCCCCGTTAAACCGTTACTTGCCTCCGGCATGCATAGCGGCCATGTGTTTATTGTACTTCTCAGTACCCTTTTTGTGTGGGCTTTTGCCCTCTGCCATTTTTGCTTCAAGTTGCTTACGCATTGACTTAACAAAGTTGGCGCCTTCAACATAATCATTTGGCTCTGAGTTATCCGGTTTTGCATCTTGGTATTTTGAACCATCTACATCACCTTCTTTATTGACTTTTGCATTACCCATTTTAACAATAGTTAAAACTTTGTCTTTATCTAACATTGCTTTCTTAGAAAGTTCATCTAAGTTTTTAGCGCCAAATGCGCCTGGAACACCGAATCCTTCGAGATGTTCACCTACACGACCTACATAGTTAAGTGTTTCCATTGGATCCTTAATACCTAGTGTTTTTGTTAAAGAATCAATATCTGCTTTATGTGCTTTATAGTCCATTGACATGTCTTCAAGTTTTCTACCTATTGCTTGGAAATCAGGCTTGTTTTCATTTAATGCCGGTTTGCCTTCGTCTGCACTTGAATTCATTTTAGTTAGTACATCCATACCAAATCCACTATCTGATGATCCACTACCTGTTCCGTAAATAGCCGCATTTGCACCAGCGGCACCAGCCGCTTTTGTCTTTGCGCCTTTTCTTTTAAATGCACGTTTTAATACTTTACCAGTACGTTTAATTCCACGTTTCGCTACTGACTTAGCTATATTGCCTGCACCCTTGCCTGCAATCTGTCTAATAACCCAAGGTGCCGCCGTTCTTGCCGCCGCCACTGCTAGTGGTATTAATGGAAGAGCTTCTGCAAGTTGTTGTGCTTCATCTTCTCTTCCTTCTGCTTTAAGTTGTAAGTAACGCATTGCTGGTGATAAGTCATCTTCCTTTTCACAACCGCAATCTTCCATTACGCTTTCTACCATTGATTCATCATATTGTTTCCAGTCATCATATGATAGGAATATATCCGTATCTGGATCGTAGTATTTGCCAGCCTTTGGATCGTAATATAGAACTTTCCCTGAGCGAGTTGGGATAGGACCTTCAAGTCCATCACGTTCTTGATATTTTTCTTTATCCATTGGAGGTAAAACTTCGTAACCTTCTTCCATCTCTGGTTCCATTGCTGGTTCCATTCCTGGTTCCATTTCTGGTTGTTTCTGAGCATTGTATTCTGTGTAACGACGAACAGCGTCAATAGCTTCAGAGGATTGTGCAATTTTGCTTTGAACCCAAGGTTCCAAATCATCTCTATCATCAATCATACCATGTAATGTAATGGCATCTCGTGCCATAAAGTATAGTTGTGAACGTGCCATAAAGCCATCGTCATCATCACTATCTAATACACCTTCTGTCAGTGTAGATGTGCCTAATGCTTGCTTTAGTGTTTCAAAAGCTGAGTTAATCTCTGCTAATGTACTTACATCACCATTGCTTTCCATAACTGCATTTTCTAGTTTACCATTTTGGCGGAATACCTTTTGCAATTTTTCTACTTGCTCTAGTGCTCCTTCAAATGTTTTTTCAATTTTTTGTTCGCTCATAGTCGTTACCTCTTGTTAATTCCTCTTGAATTGGCTCCGCCTTTTTTGCGGATCTGTTCTAAATCTTCTAATGCACTAATAAGTGCATCCAATTTTGGTTTAAATGTGCCTTTATCCAATTCGTATTGGATTCTTTCCCAATTATCTTGGTCAGCAAATTTTGCTAAACCTTCTAGCATTTGAGTACACATACGCTTTAATTGATCTAAGTTTAATCTACCATAACCTTGAATTAATACTTCAGGATTATTAGGATCTTCCTTATTCATAGCGTAGACACTCTCTTCTACCTTCTTTTTAGCCTTCTTTTTAATACGTTTAATGATTCCAGGTCCACCATTTAGAAATCCATTGCCATTGCCCATTGAGCCAGCGAAGGCGCCTGATACATTTTCACTTATTTCATCTATTTTCATAACACATTTACCTTATACTGTATTTAGCATTATCTTTAATAATTTTGTGTTACGGACATTAACTTCATTACATTCTCCCAAGTTTTAGGAACGTTAATTACTAAATGTATACTATTATTAAACCAACTATGTGTTCTATGTGTTTTACGAGTATCCACATAATACGCTTTTCCTGGTGTAATAGGCCATCTATGCCCATCCATTTCCCACTCATACGCATCATGTTGTGTTGCTCTACTTAAAAATGCAACAATTCTAAACGTACTACGTGTTAATTCTGGTTGATCTTTATGTGGTGGAAACCATCCGCCAGCATTAGATTTAACTAACATTGTACGTCCTAGTGGCTGAAAGAAATCTAGCATTTCATGCAAGCAAGACAAATCTTTGTATAACTGTGTAGGTGTATTAAAGTCAAGTTCTGATAATTTTCTACCATGTCTACGCCTTGCTTCAGGCATACTAAGTCCATCATTATAGTCATCACCTTCTATGCCCATTAGACATAAGCCTTCCCTGTCGTTAGTTACACCTTCTCTCCGTAAATACGGAACCCACTTATCATCATATTCTTTAATCTGTTTCTTGAACCAACCCATATCAAATTCATATTTTAATGGTTCCCAGACACTCATAGCTGATAATTGAAGTTCGCATTTAATATCTTCCATTGTAGGTTCAAACTTTGTTTTGTCTGAATCTAACCATTTCTGATAATAGTTACCTTGCTTATTTTGATTAGCTTTGGGTATGAGTGTAATGTCTTTCCCATCCTTATCAACAAGAGGTTTATCTGCCATCTTTAATCCTTTCTATATCACTACTGCTTTCGCATTTATTTCTTTTTTATTGCCGTAATCTCTGACTGCGGCTTTAATGGCATCTTCTGCCAATACGCTACAGTGAATCTTAACTGGAGGTAATGCCAGTTCTTCAACTATAGTTGTATTTTTAATTTCCTGTGCTTCTAACAAGCTCATGCCTTTTAGCATTGTTGTTACCATGCTTGAACTAGCAATAGCACTACCACATCCATATGTTTTAAATTTGGCATCTTCAATGATGCCATCATCTGTTACTTTAATTTGTAAACGCATAACGTCTCCACATGCAGGTGCACCTACCATGCCTGTTCCAATGTCAGGGTCTTTTGGATCAAACTTACCTACATTGCGTGGATTATTATAATGGTCTAACACTTTTTCTGAGTATGCCATAAGTCTCCTTATATATTTTTAATAATTTGTTTGCCGTCTCGCCTATCTTTCTTTTTAGTTGAGTTGACCAACTTCTTTTTCTTCGCTAATACTTGCCTTTTTGATTCCTTTGTTAGACTGCTAAGGTGTTTAACTTCCTCAGAGCCTGTTAATACTATTGCATCTTCTTTGCTGACCGAATTCATAGGTCCATGGGTATCATGCAATACCTTGGTTGTAAATTTTTTACTAGTCATAACGCTTAACATCGAATCCTAATTTCTTGGCGGTCTTCAAACTCGCTATATTTTTACTGTTTATATTACAGTACATAGTATTTACCTGAAATATTCTACGTGCTACACTAGGAGCCATTTTTAACATTTCAGATGCCACACCTCTCTGGCGTTCATCTTTATGTACTAAGTAGCTTAGTTCTCCATCCTTCTTGATTTCAAACACACCAACTAGTTTATTATTTTCCCATGCTCCATATGTGTTGTATATTGTAACAAATATTTCTGCATTTGTCAATGTAAATGGTGATTCAAGGTTAGTTTCTCTTGCCGTTTCATCGTCTATCAATTCATGTATATCTGAAATATCTGATATCCGTAACCTCATCACTCTAAGGTTTGGTTTCATTTGACTTTAAAGTCCTAACAGTTCTTCTTTACTTAATTTGTATCCACTTTGTTTCCACTTTACTTTTAATTTAGCAAGTGTTTTGCCCATATCAGGTCCAGGCTTCATACCATTATCAATTAGGTCTTTTCCAGTAAGTGGAAATTCTGGAGATTTGAATGATCGTGCCTTAAGTGCAAGTGAATCTTGTCCTTGCATTCTTAATAAATTTGCTGTCCATTCTGGATTGGCGCCATCTACTAGTAACCATTCCATTGCTTCTTTAGATAGTTTTGTCTTTTTATGTTGTGTATAGAATGCTAATTCTTTACGTTGCTCGTTGGACATTTTCCATGCCATTGCTATTTTAGCATCATTTACTAATACCGCCAAGTTCATCATAGGGTTATCAAATTTAACACCCTGTGCGTTTGCTACTGGCAATCCTATAACTTTTGCAACACCTGTTTTACCCATAAATGTAAGTACCTCAGGCGCACTAGATCCTACCAATAGTTTAGACATCTCTTGCCATACTCGTTCTACTGATACGCCAGATAGTCCACCAGCATTATCTTTTATTGCTTTCAATGCTTCCTTACTAAAGTTAGGTTTATCTAACTTACTTTGAAAACGGAAGTAACGTAATACACGCAAGTAATCTTCCTGGATACGCTCTGCAGGATCTCCAACAAACTTGCTTACTTGATTTTGAAGATCATCCATGCCACCAAAGTAGTCATGTATTTCACCATCAAGACTCATGCTCATAGCATTATATGTTAAGTCTCTACGTTTAGCATCTTCTTCCCATGATTTAACAAATTCAACTTCTGAATGTCTACCATCAGGATTTACATCTGCTCGTAATGTTGTTATTTCGTAAGGCTCACTGTTGATTACTGCTGTTATTGTTCCATGCTCTATTCCAGAAGGTACATGTCTTATTCCTTCCTTCTTAAACATTTCTATCATCTCATTTGGAGTTGCATCAGTTGCTAAATCTATATCTTTAGGATCTTTACCCAGTGCAACATCTCTTACTGCACCACCAACTATGCGTATCTCATATCCTGATCTAGCAAATATTTTACCCATACGTTTTACGTCAGGAGATAATATAGATGTATCAGTTGATACTTCTTCTGTAGTGAAGTGCTTCTGACCATTAGTTGTTTTACGTTTCATACCATATGCTTTCATTGTACTGTATATTGGTACTAGCCCATGTTCACTTGTAATATCATTAGCCGCTTTTTCTGCTTCAGGACCCTTAGGGTGTTTAGGATTAATATGCACAACATCACCGTTCATCATATCACTTACACTAGCAGATTTTCCTACTTTGTCAAGTAATTTATGCAATTTATCTTCAGGATCATATCCAGTAGTTTCATATCCCATCTTACCACGGACTTCTGAACGCCTGCCTGTCTTAGTGTCTTTAATATGTAATACAAGCATATTGGCACGTTTATCACGCTCTAACTGTAACATATAGCCTTCATTAGTTTTCTTTTTTCTATTAGATATTGCTGAAGCACCTGCTCCTAGAGCGGCGGCGATCTGATCTGGTGAGGCACCTGGAGGTGCACTTCTAACCCAGCCTTTAATTACATCTGCGCCTACTTTAATTCCTTTTTTAACTAATGCCCTGCCAACAGCCGCCACAACAGGAATAAGTGGTGCCCACTCGTCTACTTTTTTATCCTTAGTAGCGGTAGGTTTCATTCTATCATGCTTGGAAGGTTTTGCAAGTTGTTTAAGATTTGGTAGTTTTGGATCTGGAGTTATTAACTTCTCATTCTTTTGTCTACCACGTTTCATATTTCTAAGATAGTGAGCTCGCTCTCTCTTTGCACCAGTTGCAGTACTAGCAATTTTATCTAACTGTGCTAGTGTAGCACCTTTAGGAATTCCTAAAGCACTTGATGACTTTTCTGTCATAGTTGTGTCCTCTGTATCAGGCTTACATATTTTTAATTCATTGATCTTCATATATGTATTTAGTTACTTTCCACAATGAAGCTTGCATGTAGAAAGTTTGTCAAACCCCTCTAATAACTTTTTGTACCCTGGACCTTGTTTGATTTCAGCAATACTATTGTTTGCAATATTCATACTTGCTACATCTTCCTCAGTTAATTCTAAGTCACGTATTAGTTCACCTTTTTGTGTTCTAGTATAACAACAAGGATAAAACATTCCATCACTACCAATAAAATGTGCAAATTTATCTACATTAATGCATTGAGGATCAACATGCTCTGTTACATATTTTTCTTTAACTTGTGTAATGTCTACGGCAGTTGCTCCTGCTTGCCTAGTTACAAACTGTTTGTCAATATTATTAATGTCAATTTCTTTTGATCTTTTTTGTACTACCTTAGCAATTTTATCCATTTCCTTTACTTTTCTAGTACGTGGGTGGATCTGTATTCTAAGACGTGGTATAAAGACATCGCTTTTGCTTACTAATTCACTATAGTAATCTTCTAACATTGACAAGTTATCTTGAAAATCTGCAATTTCAACATACTGGCCTTCAACAGTTCTTTTTGTATGTACTAGTTGAAACTGTTTAATTCCAAGTTCACATGCTAAATCATATGCTATTTTCATATCTTCGTAACTGCTATTGTATTTAAAAACAATATACTTCCAACGTGTTCTTATGTTGTATTCTTTTAGTATTTCCATACCACGTCGTATTGTTGGCCAATGCCCATTTACCCTATACTGCATAAAGTTATCTGGTGTTCCATCAACACTGAATACAATGGTATCTGTAGGTCCAACATTTTGTCCTATACCATGCCATACTGAATCCTTTACATAACTACCATTTGTTTCAAATGTGTGATGTATTCTATTCTCTTTTAAGTGAGATAAAACTTCAATTAATCTTGGGTGATAAACACCATCACCATATGAGCCTGCAAATACTACATCATAATCAGGTGTATCCAATACTTGCATTAATCTGTCTGCATCTATATGTCCATTATCCCATATATGTCGTTCACTAACACGAGTTACCCTTGGACACTTTGGACAAGCCAATGTGCATTTACTTGTAAGTTCTACTTCAAGTGTTGTGGTTTTAGGAAAGGTTATCATGTATATATTTATTCAGCTCTGGATCAAAGTCATTTAACTTAACTGGGCCTCGCTCATCCCAAAAGTCAACTACTTGTTTTAATTTCCATCTGTAATCTACATGTGGTTTTTTCAGTTGTGCAATAATGCTATCACTTCCCCAAGCAAGTTCATCATTGTCTTCGAACCATTGCAGTACATCTGTACGCATTGATTCAGGTAATCTATAAAAATGGAATGGACTATTTCCATATGCTGGTCTTACATTTATTTGTACTTCTGGAAATCTTGTTTTAAGATAAGTTATAAGTTCAGGTGCTTGTCTAACACTTAAACTATTTAAAGTTAAGTCCCAACATTCTATTGCAAAATACTTATAGTATTGATCCATGACTTTTAGTTTGTGTTGCCAGTTTGTACCGTTACGCACATACTCATCTACTGCGCCAACACCATCTATACTAACTCGCATAACTAAATTATAGTCCTTAAAACGCCTTATATCTTTATCTTTAAGTAGTCTAGTACCATTTGTATTAATAACATAACGTGCATTAGGTGCCTTAACCATCATTCTATGCAATATATCTTCAAAGTTATTAACATAAAAAGGCTCACCACCTGCCATATAAACATGTTGTAAGTTTTCATCTATACCATCAAATATGTTCTGCCATGCTTGTTCATCATTACACCAATCCATTGTCTTTGGATTATGATCCTGTAGAATACGTTCTGCTGTACCTTTTTCCCAACCATAATGTTCTGACATTTCTGGCACTAGTTTGTATAACTGTATACTACTATAGCTATTGCACATAATACATCTTAAATTACACGTATTACCTATACGCAAATCTAACCCACGTATTACTGTATCGTTAAATGGAGTATTTGTTCCGAATGTGCCACGCAATGCTTTCTGTCTAAAACTACGTACACCGTCTAGTTCAGGTTCAAAGCAATGCCCACAACCAGTAGGGCAACCACCCGATGTGAATTGCTCTCTAACAGTGTTTATTTCATCACTGTTCCATATAGTTGCTAAACTATGTTCTTTTATATTATAGGGTAATCTGTGTTCACCGTTATTGCAACATAGAGCTGGTTGGCCTTTATGTCCAATATGTGCGTAATTGAATGGGTAAACACAATAGTTGTATGGGTGCATCTATTTTTGTCTTGCAACAAATTCGTCGATGTGTTCTACTACTGAATCTTTTAGAGTGTCGGCTCTAGCCGTGGCTGATGACATAGCATTGCCGACTAGTTGTGCAAGTTCCTTAAATCCGTTTTTGGTTCTTAAAAACCATTGTATTTTCTTTTTCTTTTCGTCATCAACATCTAAATAAACATCAATGATTTTCTTAGCAATCGTAGGTGTGACACCTATTGTTGAGCCATCATACATTCTAACTGGAAACTGTGTATTATCTTTTCTAGTTGAAACCATATCCAATACTTTAATTGGATCACTTTGCTTTACAACCTTTTCCCATGTAAGTTGCTGACTCTCATTTACTAGTCCTAGATTAAATAACTTCTGTGTTGAACGATCCAATTCAATAGGTGTTCCATTTCCACCGAAATACTTTTTTGCTTGTCTTTCAGTTTCGCCTGGTTGTACATCAACAGTGGTATTAACACCTTTGACTATTACACCATCTTCTTTAATAATTGAATGTATTTTCATTACACTTCCTCAATTCTTCCTTTAGGGCTTCTATTTCCTGTTGTAATTCTGCAATCTTCCTTTGAGCTTCAATTAGCTCTTGTGTTCCTCTATATCCGTATTCCGTATATGTTGGTCCTTCTACCATTTACGACAGCTCCAATAACGAGCCTTATGTCTTGGTCCAGGATTATCACAGTTGTGTCTTGCTCTAAACGAACGTCTACGTGCTGGATTGTTCTTTTTGATCTTAACACCTTTTTGTCCAAAGTTAACTTTAACTACATTACCTTTTGGATTCTTAACGTATACTTTAAACTTCTTAACATCACCTGCCATTGGCTTACCAAGTTTAACTTTACGTCCTTGGTATTCTGCTTCGTCTAGAATTTCATCTTCGTTGTACCACATAACACCATAATCTTCAAAAAATGCATCGTCATCATGGTATGTAAATTCATTGTCATTCTCTTTGACACAATTATTTACACGAACGCCGCCCTTCATTTTAGTACCTTGTTTTTTATAGCCATCCCAACATTTAGGATCTAAACGTTGTTTAGCTTCTGAAATTTCATTAATTTTCATGACATCACCTTTATATTGCTGTTACCGGTATTTATCCATTCTGCCAATTCTGGATCAAAACTCTCTAAAGTTAAAGCACCGTGTGTATCGTAGTAATTTACAAATCGCTTCATTGACTTTCTTCTGTTTTCATCCTCCACATGAGGCTTCTGCATCTCATGTATGACATGGTCAATACCTTCTAACTTGTCACTATGTTTTATAAAATAATCTAAACTCTCTTGTTTATATTCTGCTGGTATATTTTCCATCATAATTTCATATTTGTTAATTACAGGACGTACTTGTATTTTACTATTAGGATATCGCTCACTAACAAAGTCAATTAATTTTGGAATGTGTCTAACACTCAGTGGATTAGCAGTTATATCCCATACTTGTACACCAAATGTTTTATAGTACTGATCCATTACTGCAAGTTTTTCTTCCCATACAGTATCTTGTCTAGTATATTCTTCAGCAGGTCCCCAACCATCTACACTTAAACGTATCATAATGCCCTGTATCTGCTTCAATTTTTGTATATCTTTATCACGTAGTAATCTAGTACCATTTGTATTAATGGCAATCTTTGCATTAGGTGCTGTTTTCCAAATACGTTCTACTGTACTAGGAAAGTTTTTAAGATAAAAAGGTTCACCACCTGCTAGATATAAATGCCTTAGATTACTATCAATACTACTTAAAATATTCTCCCACGCCTGTGGATCATCACTCCAGTCGTAATGCCTTCTATGAAACTTATCCAGTTGTTTGTTTAATCTTTCTTCAGGCCAGTTAAAATGTTCTGCCATTTTAGGTAAGTGTTGGTATATTCTATTACTATTACCTGCAAAACACATAATACATGCTAGGTTACATATATTACCTAAACGTAGGTCTAGAGCACGAATCTTTGTGTCCTCAAAAGGAACACCTCTGTTAATCATACCAAGTGTTTTTTGCCTAAAACTTCGTATACCATTTCGTTCTGGATCAAAACATTTTTGTCCACAACCTATTGGTTCACCACCATTAGCAAGTTCTTGGCGTACACTATGCATTTCTGGACTATTCCAAATTTCACTTAATTTGTAGTCTTTGATATTGTACTTGGTAATTTTGTTTTTTAAGTTTTTACAACACAATGCTACATAGCCATCATTATCAATGAAGCTATAATTAGATGTGAATATGCAATACTTGTCTGGATCAGTGGTATTGGGGATCTTATGGGGGATCATTACTCTACCTTAATTTTCAAGCGATTTCGTCAGGAATGCCGATTTTTATAATAGTATTATTTTGTGAGAAATCACTAACAATCTTCTTAACTAGTTCTGGAGAATACTTTGATTTAATTGCATCTAGTAGACTTTCAAAACTGTTTAAGTCTTTTGGCTCCAAGTTTAGTGCGTCTGCTATATCAGAAACATTTTTAAATGGTCCTTGGATGATTTCATTTTTATCTTTCTTTGTGTATCCTGTACCTGCTTTATTTGGTACTGGTGTTCTTTTTACTTTAACTAATCCATTTGTAGGGCTCCACATCCAACGTAACCATTCTTTTGGTCTACCGTCTGCAATTTTATCATTGCTTGGTCGTGAATCATAATTTCCAATAATACTTGCTAGGAATATATTACGGAAAACGCCTTTATATTTTGACTCATTCTCATGTGGAGAATGATAGTAAGTTTTAAGCCATGCTGGATCGCCTGGCATAAAGTCTACTTGTACAAATCCTGTACGTGGTCTTCCATCTGGATCTTCTTTGTTTTTATCAAAGTTTTGTATTTCAACTTTTGTCATAACAACAGAGCTCAATGCTACATCTTTAATTGCACTAATGCTTTTTAGTTTTTCTACAAAAGGTCTAATCTCTTCTTTTTCTATTTCAAGGGCAACATCAATGTCACCACTAAACTGTCTCTTACCTACACTACCTAATGTATTTCCACGTAGGTTGACACCAAGTACCTTCTCAAGGCTAGCCAGGGTCGGCTCAATCTCATCAATATGGATTGCTCCAACCCCAGGCATTGCTCCCCCCTCGTTCAGTACAGATGTGTTAGTACTGAAATTTTTAGACTCTACTGGAAACTCCTGATTAGGAGTGCGAAAGTCTTTTTTCCTCATAACTGTTTTTGCAATTAAATCCAGTTCTTGATTTCGGGGATCCCAACGCAATGCAAAGGGAATATTAATGTCCGTTTTCATATCTTTCATTACTGCTTCTGCATCAGGGCCTAGTCGTGCAATAGGTTTGCCCCAACGTTTGTATTCTTGTTTGAATAAACGTACAAGCTCGCTTACTGTAATTGGTTTAACGTTACGCTCATCATTTACTCTGTCTAAGAAGTGACGTGTAAACTCCACATCAATACCGATTTTGCCAAACATATTGTCTGCAAATCTTTCCACATTATCTAACTCTGCTGATGTGACTTGTCTATCTACTTCTGTAATTCTCATACTCTTATTTATTCTCTCTAGGAGTTGGATTCTCGCCTGTAAGTTTTGGTTTACTAAACCATAACTTGAACCATTCATCAGTTCCAGGCTGAACATTGTGCTTTCGCATATATCTGCTTTTTTCACTACCTATTATACTTACATTACTTTCATCAGTGCCGTTTACACGATCACCACTGTCTATGCCTGCTAATATTTTTAATCTTGTGATCTCATCTATGTTCATTACTAATTGCCCTTTGTACATCACTAATGCTATTATATTTAATTCCTTGACCGCCTGCGGCAGTCCATTTCTTTATTTGTTGACCAAAATCGTCAATTAATATATTAGGAATTCCATTTACACCTTTAGCAAACTGTGGCTTATTATGTGTAATGTGAATGTTCTTTGGCGGAAAGAAACTTAAATTCTTAGCAATCCATTCACGTTTTTGTGGTTCTGAATTAGGATCCCCTTGTAATGGACTTGAGCAAATACTGTATGAACCATATTTGTTTTTAATAAGGTTTATTAATGCTTTTGCATCTGGTAACATTGGTAAGTTAATCCAAAAATCTTCTGTTTGTCTAATCTTTTCAAGTGCTGGGTTTACATCTTTTATTTGTCTGTAATTACTAACACCCATAAGTTTCGCCCATTCACTAAAAAAATCTGCTAGTACTCCATCCATGTCGACGTATACTTCTGCTTGTTCTTCTTTGGTGTCTGTTACTTCAAATACTTTCATAATAATATTTATCTAAATAGAAAAAACCCCCAGTAAAAACTAGGGGCTCTTTTTATTGTTGGGATTAATGTTTAGTTACTGATACATCCTTATAGTAAACAATGGGATCAACAACGTCTGTAAACTTATCAGCTTGAGCTAGGAAACGGTGAATACCAAATGCAAACACATAACCTAAATCACGAGATCCATATTCAGAATCATCACTTTTATAGTCTGAGTGTGACATGCTATTATCACATGTGCAATCAACAACAGTTTTGCCATTAAACACAACCTTCATTGCACCTGCATCTCCCTTCCCCCAAGTCTGTGTTACAGTAATTGTATTCCACTGTCCTTGATATTCATCTGCATTTGCAAGTTTTATATTCGTTCCAAACTTAGGATGACCCTGAGCATCCAGAATACCTCGCACACTAAAAACAAGATCCTTTTGTTTAAGTTTACTTGATTCTAGAGCATAATCACTGTGCCATTGAAACTTCATATGTCCTGTTTCGTCTGCTGGTAAAGTAGTTACTGCCCAGGCATGGTTGTCTGAATGCCAACCGTGAGTCTGTCCAAACATTTGGATATTATGGCCTGAAAACTCTATTTCTTCTGGAACGTAAAAACTATATTCAATGGTAGTTGTATCACCAGGTTTGAAGCGAGATTTATCTTTAGTCTTATATTCAGCACGACTGTGTTTGTTAATTTTACTGTCTGCAGAATCCTTTTGTTCGTTACGTTTGCCTTCTATACTCTGTGTACGAAAAACTGTTTCTCCATCAATAGTACCTGTAATAAAACTATTCTTCCAAGCAATATTATTAGGTTCCCATTTCAGGTTTGTGTCAATATGTTTGGCAGAGAAACCTGACTTAACAAAAGTAAACTGTGAATCCATACTTGGATTCCAATCATTAGCTGGTATATCTGCGTTTGCCGTTGTTGCAAAAGTTATAATTGCAATAGTTGATAGTAGTTTATTCATAATAGACCTCCTAGTCTAGGTTACATTGCCAAACAGAACCATCAAAAACTGCTTTTAAAGCACCTAATGGATAGTCTGAATGTTCAAATAAGATATAGGGTGTGCTATTGTAGTCCATCTTCATAGTAACTACATTAACATCATCCATTGGTAGTTCACGTTCACCTGGTATTGATGAATTAAAAACACGTATCATTATGCGGCTTCCAATTCTGTTACAAATTCTACTTTAATACCTTGCTCTTCAGCGGCCAGTAAAATCTTTCTTCGCATTTCAGGCTCAACTTTATCAGCAATCTGAGCCCAGTCTCCTTGATAGTAATAATCCTGTGAGGGCATATAATATGGAAGACAAAGTTCATGTTTAGTAACTTTTAAACATTTTAGACTTTTACCCATATTCATTAATGCATTGTTAAAGATATCATGTACAACGTTCTGGGCAACACGATATTGCTCTAGTTTACGATTTTTAACTGGATTAGTAACACAACCATTCATTGGAATAAGTTCATTAAGAGCTTCTGTTACTGCTTCTAAATCTTTACAAACCCAATTTGACATTTTATCTTCCTCTTCTTTATTAACTATACTTACAGTATACAGTAAGATATCTTACTTGTCAACCTTTTTAATCGAAAAAATTACCTAAAACCCAAACAAATTTCGTGTCAGATACTTGGTTCCACATTCCGTCTTTCCAGTTTGGCCACAATATTTTACGGTTTGCATCTTCCATTACGTCAAGTCCGTTCTCAGCCTTAGCCTTAAATGTGTCACCTAAATGATTTTCAAATGTAAATGTTTTCATATTATTATCCTTATACTAGTTCTTCAAAACCAAAATTAGCAACCACTGATTGTTTACCAGTTGCATCTTCAACAATATCACCAACGCTAACACTATACATACGTGATAAACGTTCAATGTTTTCCTCTGGACCCATATTACCTACATGAAATACGCCTTCTAAACTATCAGCAGTAATATTACTAACATGTGTGTAATAACCACGTGTAAAGGCATCTTTAGCAACACGACCTGTGTCTTTGCTACCTGGACGTGACATGTTTAACTTTAACGACTGCTTATGAACTGCATCATGACCTTCTTCATTAATAAGATCAATTTCAGCGTCTGTTAGGTGTATTTGGAAAACTTTAAACTGTGACATAGTAGGTCCTTTTTTATTTAATATACCACTAGTATACAGTAAGACGTCTTACTTGTCAACCTTTTTAGTCACAAAAAACCCCTTGTTTTTCAAGGGGTTATAAATCTTTTTAAATTATTTTACTTCTTCTATGCGATGTTCTGGATAATTTCTAGCAGATTGTATTGCTTGCTCCTTCGTTTCGTATATACATGGCATAATTAGATCATCATTACCAAAATATGATACTGTAATCCATTCACCGCTCTGATGCCCACCAATTGGTATTTTTACTATCCAACCTTGTTCTTGCATATATACTCCTCATAAAATTTTCTAGATGCTAAGTTCTTAGCCTTGCTTTCTACCATAATATCTGCGGTATCTAAGAACTGCATAGCCCAATCATTAACGGCTGTATTCCACATATAGTCAGAGTGTCCACGTAGTTTACCTTTCTTAAACCCTTGCTCTAGTAGTAATTCCTTGTCTGGAAGTACATCAGTAGCATGTTCAGGAATGTAATCTTCACGTGATACACTGTAATGTATTGCAGGTCGCTCACCTCGCCATGTATCTACTATGCGTAAATATCTATCGTCGGTGGGCAGTATATATTCGCCTGTCGCGACCCAGTGATGGTGTATGTCCAGTACCAGTGGGATATAACTGGGTAACTGTAGGCTTGCGTCGATGCCCCATGCGTTTTCGTCATTCTCGATTGTGAGAACGTTTTTCGCTTCTTTAGATAATCTTGGGTAGACGTCGACGATACCGGCTGGACCTTTCTTACCAGAGATGTGGACATTGCACTTGAAGTCCTGGAATTGTTGGCCGTAGCCCATCCATCTGATGCAATCAACATGATATTCAAACTCCTCTATACTACGTTCTACTACTTCGGGTCTATCACTGGCCAGTACTGTAAATTGTCCTGGGTGCATTGAGAGGCGGACATCAAGGGCTCTCGCCTTGTCACCGACTTTTGCAAGTTCTCTTTCACAGTATGCACGAACGTCAGGATGACGCCAAAAATAAGACCAATCATCATGGGTATAAACAGGAAGTAAATCACTACCCAGTCGTACCATACGTAATTCATCTTCTAATTCTCCTACATATCCAATTAGGTTACTGTAGCTCTGTATGTTGTGGACCATAATATCCCACAAACGTTCTTCAGCCACAGTCCTATCTTGTCTATTTAACCATTGTACGGTTGTAGACCTAGTGTTGAAAGGACGTTGAATTTCTTCAAGTTCTTTCTTCTTAAGTGATTGATCGGGGTGCATGTACTTACATGCAAAACCTATTCTAGCCATATAAACACCTGTAATTGAACATACAAGTATTATAACACCGTTCTAGGATTATGTCAAATTATTTTTTGTTTTCTGAGCCATTCCATAATGTCTGAATCTTCATACATTGGAATTCGTCTATGTGATTCTGGTAGGTTATCCCAGTCTTTTAATGCAGGGTGTGTTTTTTGTTTACTATTGTAGTGCGATCCCCAACGCCATCCTTCATGAACTCTATCTGAAACCCAACGATTGTGGCTCCACTTTCCCATATCCTGTACAGTTTGTTCACGTAATGATTCATCAATATCAAGAGAATTGATAAAACTACCAAATCCCTTGTCTCTATATTGATTACTTACTTCAATATCAAAATCACCTTCACCATACATTGTAGTCCATGCTTCAACTATGAATACTGCTTCATCTGATGTTAAATCACGTTGTAATGGAACAATTAGTTGATGTGGGAATTCTTCCCCATCTCTAATACCATATTCCATTGCTACCCAATTACCATTGTGTTGATAGTGATGTACTATTTCTTCTGGACCATATTCTTCCACAGTTTTATACCAAAGAACTGCCTGCTCTGTTGGTAATTGTTCTATTGTGTTAAGCTGTATGTGGTGTTGGTATTTCATGTTAACCTTCCGAGTTATCGCTTGGTGGCATGATCACTGGTGATTCTGTTCTTTTTGCTGTTGTTGCAGTACTTGTATTCATACTAACTGATGCTTGTCTTGGTACTTCTACATTGCCAGACTTACTATTAACATATAAGCCAAACCATGCCGCACCTGCACCAACTACTACACTAACTAATCCTGCTTGTGCATTGTTTGGATCTGGCAGTGCCATGAACCAAATTGTTACTTGATAGAACATATAAATGTATATTGAAATGAATACTCTTGGGAATATTCTTAGCCTATCAAACCAGTATGGGAATAGTTCCCATTTACTAACCTTGCCGTCTCCATCTAAATCTATATTCATCTTTTCCCCCCTGATGAGTTATAAGTTTCCTGCTGTTACTGTTGCAGTTGCCATTGTTCCGCCAATAGCTCTGATACTTGTTTGTAAATCTGTTGCGTTCCATTGACTTGATTCTAAATAAATCTTAAATGCACCTCCAGTAAACTTACCTAGTGCAATTAAGTTACCATAAGTTTGTACTGCTTCAACAAATTTTTCCATGTCTTCACCGGGCTGGATTTGAGAATCCGCTCCTGTGGCACTGGCTATATCAAATACAACAATAGGTGAACCGAAGTTCTGTGTTTCAAAACTAATTGTATTGTTTGGATTTCTACTTGCCATTCTGGCCTCCTTTTAATATTATATGTATTTATGCTCAGATAAAAAAAGCATACCCGAAGGTATGCCTTTTAAATTTCTTTAGTTTAGACTTATTTAAAGTCAGCTACTACAGTAAGCGTAATGTCAGCGACATAATCACCAGATGAAGCTTCTACATCTGCAGTACCTTGTACTGCTACGTATAGTGGATCTGTTCCTACTACACCTGCAATACCTGCGAAAGTATGAGTTAGACCCAATGCTTTTTCAAGAGAATTTAGTTCTGCTTGAGTATGATCGCCAGTACCTTTTGCTACTGAGCAAATTTGTGTTCTTGGTCCTAGACCTGAACCTACGATTGCGTTTGCCATTTTTAGACTCCTTGTTCTATTATATTAAAAATATATATCATGTGCTTCTTTGCACTACTATTATTTATCTTTTGGCGCTAGAAACTTGCACAAACACGGTCCAATCTACAGTAGTTGACGCTTCTCCAGTAACTTCTACCTTCAAATTATTGCTAGAACCCGCTGTTAGGGCTCCAGACCAGTCACTTCCACTGTCTTCTGCGAATGTTTCTGTGCTATTTGCACCAATTAATTGATTTGTTCCGCTATTGTTATCAATAACGCCTTTAACAACAAATCCACATCTATCACTACCACTTGAGCCAATTATACGTGCCTCAAAGAATGCAGTAGTTCCAGTTGGAATACTTAGTACAGATGTACCATCTGCTAAGAATAATTCAGTTGCCGTAGCATCTGTCGTTTGTCCTGCTAATACATATGTGTCATTTCTAACTTCTACGCTTCCAGCAGTTACTTTATTGGTAGTTCTTTCACCACCAACATAGTTATTAAATGCAACATCAAGTGAACCAAATGTCCATGTATCTGATGTTTCATTCCATAATAAAGATACATTTGTTTCTGTCCCTCTATCAATCTCAATTCCTGATGTGCCTGCTGTTACGCCTGCACCTGATTCACCAGCGTTTAGTTCAATAACATTATCGCTGATATTTGTATTTGTTGTGTTTACACTTGTGGTTGTACCACTAACTGTTAAATCTCCAGTGATTGTAGCATTACCGGCAATACTAATATTTGTACTTGTAATATCATCACTTGTTAATGTTCCGTCTACCTGTACATTGTTAAACTGTACATTGTCTGTTGTTGCTACTGGTTGTCCAATATTAATTGTTACTGTATCTGAAGCAACACTAGTTGTTACACCTGTACCACCTGTAAATGTTAGTGTATCAGTTAATAGGCTTACTGTATCTGTGCCAGTATCACCAGCTATTGGCAAATCACTACTTACTGTTGCTGTTCCGGCCGCTGTAAGTCTACCCTGTTGATCTACTGTAAATGTTGGTATCTGTGTTCCACTACCATACGAGCCGGCTGTTACGGCAGTATCATCTAAATCTAGAGTTCCTGATGTATTTGTTATACCAACACCACCAGTTATAGCCGCCTGGGCTCTAACATCTGTGTAGTATAAATTAGTGCCTTCAGTTAGATCAGTTGTTGTTTTAGTAGCAAGATCTGTGTTAA